CGGCGGGAACATCGGCTGGCAGGCGGACGGCGACGGCCACATCCCGGGAATCAGTTGGGAGACGGTCGGGGGAGTCACGAACGTGACCATCGGTGCGAATGTGAAGCTCGCTCAGACGGGCGGGACGGACAGCTCGGTGACCGACCTGGTGTCTGCCGTGCAGGGCTTCCCGAACGACTACGTCTCGATTGCGACGGCGCAGACGGTCACGGGCAAGAAGACCTTCTCGCACGCGGACGGCATCACCATCGGCGGTGCGACCCTGAAGTGGGTGGCCGGCACGGGCGGCAATCCTGGCTACCTCCAGATCGACTCCGCCCTCCTGACCCTGGGCGACCAGATCGTCGGTTCCGGGACACCGGGAGGCGGAGGAGATGGAGCGGGGTATCTGTATGAGTTGGGCGATATTTACCACGACACCGACAAGACCAAGGTGCTGCGCACCGACGGGACTACTCCTGCTGCTGTGGGTGATGTCCTTCAACTGACCTCTCTCGCGGGTGGGAACAAGTGGGCGGCTGTGCCTGCCACCGACATCGGAAGGGTGTACTCTGGAGGGACGGGGATAACCATAAATGGGGATACGATCTCCGTGACGGCGAATACCTATGCTCCGTACTATGCCAACGGGTATGTCAAGAAGGACGGGGATACGATGACGGGAGCGCTTACAATGGGGGCAAACTCAGTTGTATTCACTACAGCCGATGCTACAACTTGGGCCACGACGCAGAACTCTGGGCTTCGGATTCTAAACTCCATCAATAGTGCCGTATCAGGAGCTCCGGCCCGATACTATACCGGTCTATCCGTCTGGGGCTATTATGGATTTCAGCTTGCATCCAATTCAAATGCGAATGTTTTGAAATTCAGAGGCTCGTCTTCCGCTGAGGGTACATACGCTGATTGGGTTACGATTTATCACTCCGGCAACCTCACCAAGTCCGTCCTTACCGGATTATTGGATGCAAGTGGCGGGTACTATCTACCACTGGCTGGGGGAATTATGACAGGCCCAATCGGACTGGACAATTCGGGCTTTCCGTCGGGCGATGGAAAAATCTTTGGTGGAAGCGGTGAAATACTCTTCAAGGCATCGGGGGGCATTAAACTCTACGACACTGCATGGAGAACGATTTACCACTCCGGCAACTCCAACAAGAGCGATGTGGCGTGGGCGTGTAGCTCACTAAGTGTTTACGGAACCTCGTCTATAACGCTGTATAACGGATCTACGGTTGGGGGAGGATTAAATAGAGATGCCAGCAATCAAGTAATTCTTTACTCACAATGTACTGGAACCCCGCAAATACAGTTAACTACCGATGCCGCTCCGATTTATCGTAGGAGTGGGACAAATTATACCATTTATCATTCTGGTAACTCCAACAAGATCGATGTGGCGTGGACTTGCTCTACTCTGACAGCTAAAAGTTATGCTTTATTTAGGAATACTGACAACACGGCAAATGCCGGTTATGTCGGCCGTGGTAGCAACTTGAGAAACGACATCCAACTTATAGCCTATGCTGGCAACAAACTTGAACTTGGGGCGAATAATGTAACAACGATTACGATAGATAATTCCACCTCGCCTAATGTAGGAATTGGGACTGCTTCGCCGAGCTATCCACTTGATGTGTACGGCGCGGCAAGATGCAACTTTATGCGATTCAGAAATTCAGCAGGTACAGGCAATTCTGGCTATGTCGGCAGAGCTGCTTCATCCTATGATTATATGTACATCTGGAATGAGGCTAATGCTGATATGTACTTTGGCACGAACAATACCACGAGGATGATTATAAACTCTTCAGGTAATGTGACCATCGGTGCGTCCGACTTGGCGAGTACGAGTTACAAGTTGTATGTGGATGGCTTTACTTACATAAAATCCATATCGGGGAACGATACTCTTACATTAGCAAAAACGGGATGGCCTTCAATTCGTTTCAAGGGAACGAATAGTGATTCTCTATTTGAAGGAGGCGACGATTTAAAAATATATACCGGGACAACTTTAAACCAAAGGGTGACGATTCTCCAAAACGGCAATGTCGGCATAGCGACGACCAATCCTGGCTACGGGCTCCAAGTAAATGCGACAGGATATTTTGCTGGAATTCTGTACACCAACCAAATCATCAACCTCGGAGCGACTTCTGCCGCTATCAGAACGAGAGGATTGGATGGGGCAAATACCGATGGCTCACAAGGCGATTTGTATGTTAATCAGAACCATAATGGTAGTGTCTTTATAAACAACAATTATTCTGGTAATATTTATTTATGTAATGGCGGAGGTAATGTAGGCATTGGTACTAATAACGCAAGTTATAGGTTGGATGTCCGCGGGAATGCCAGATGCAACTATATGTATTGGTATCACACCGCAACAGCTGCAACTCCGGGATATTTTGGTTGCGGCACATCTCGTACCGTCGTCCAATTGGCCGTTAACTCTGGGTATAATCTCGAAATAGCACTGGCGACATCGGTAAACACTTGGTCTACCACAGGTCTGTCTATAGCCGGTTCTCTTACCACCACCGGCGACCAGGTCATCTCCTCGGACATCAACCTAAAGACCCACTTCAATGACATCGCCCTCACTTCCGAGCAGATAGCCAACGCCCCTGCGGTGTCCTTCGATTGGAAAGACGGACACGGACACTCCTTTGGCTCAATCGCGCAATACTGGAAGCCCCTTGTCCCCGAATCCGTGCTTGGAGAGGAAGGGAACTACACCCTCGCCTATGGTCAGTTGGGCACTGTTCTCGGAATCAACAACGGCAAGGCAATCTTCAAGTTGGAGCAGCACGAGACCGAGCAGGACAAGGAGATCAAGAAACTGAAAGCAAGGGTCAAGGAATTGGAGAAACAATTAAACATTAGTTAGAGTATGAGTGTAAGCAACGGAAAGATAAGCGCCCGAATGGGTAAGAAGATCGGCGTTAACGGCGACGGCGACCTGCAAGTCGTATTTGGCACTTCGCAAAAGAGCCACGCTTGGTTTTTCACGACCGCCCCTATTAATATGTATTCAGCGCATAAGCCGTTTAGAAGTTCCACCATTTTTACAGATCACTATGATGATACTAACTCTCAGAGGTATGCGTGGCTTTCAGCGAACTCGTTCGGCGTGTCGGCGAATACAACTCTTAACCGTTCGATAGGCGCACAAGACCCTTATTGGAAATACGCAAGACCGAGAGGGAGTAGCTATAACGAACATTATCGTGCGGAGGATTTCGAGTTGTATAACCACAACGCGGTTTGCCCGATGTTGGCGACCAACATCACTCTCAGCACCAACGGAGAGATTCACATAGACCTCAGCACCATTATTAATACATCAAGTAATGTTGAGATACCACTTCATTCTGTCATCCAATATCCAGACCAGGACTATGTTGGGTTTGTTCTGTGGGATATAACCAAGAAGGTTGGATACTATCTTGTTACAGATGTATATGTCTCTGATTTGTTCGACGGAATCCCATCTTCTTCTTGGCATGATTTCTATAAAAATATCGTCGAACTTCCATTCTCCGATGAGGATGATGTAGAATTCTTCTGGTGTACGAACCCTACTAATACGATAGTTCACGACCAGGGAGGAGATTATCCGGCATTTGTAAAACTAACATCGGGGAATGTGACTGCGATCTCTCTTATGGCCTGTGACAGCACTCACGGTCATACCACATTTCACATACTTAAATTCAATGTGCATACGGATATTGGATTCGTGAATCTTAATACGATAATCGGTGGTGCGTGGAATGCAAACAGGACGAATTTCACATTTAATTCATTCAGCACACGCCTTCAGTGTACTTATTCTTGGAGAACGAATGAGTCATATCCTGTCTCTTTCCGAATGGTGATAGGTTTGAATACGACGACTGCGACGCTTTCCAGCAACAGAACTCTTAGCTCCGCGAACGCATCGCAATATTTCGACCTCGCCATGTCGAATGGATCAAAGACTTTCGACATCACGACGCTTCGAGATTTGTATGATTATGTCGTTCCGCTTTATCTCTATGTGAAACTTACAGACTCTGATGACGAGGTGCGGCTCGTAACTATAAACTATAATGTGCAGACTGGAACATATACATATTCAACATAGTATGAAAAAAGCACTATTTATTACATTAGTTGTTGTGGCGATAATCATCGCCATACTTTCCTCCGTTGGCTCTATGAACTATGGGACTGATTCTGGACGAGGATTTTTTATCCTTGTTGGACTTCTAAATTTGTTCGTCTGGGCTTCGGCCATCGTTTATTTCGTGATTAAGCGCAAAGAGAACCAACTCGGTCTCCGTAGAAATGACAATTCCAAGTAGCCTATGAAACTCAAAAACACAGTTATCGTATCGCTTATCAACTTGGGCATCCAGGCGACCACGGAACACGATGTCCCCGTGAAGGATGCGTACAAGGCGTATGCTTTCCGTCACGCGGTGGAGAAGGCCAACAAAGACCTCGAAGACAAGCGACAGGGCCTTGTGAAATCCGCTGGCATTGAGGACGGGCAGAAGTTCGACGAGCGCATGAAGGAACTCCGCAAGCTGGACAAGCCCACCGAGAAAGAGAAGAAGGAACTCGCCGAGATGACCGAAAAGCTCAACAAGTTCCAGGAACTCTACACTGAGCTTCTGAACGACGAGTCGGAGATCGGGGACATCAAGGTCATGTCCTACGAGTCTTACCACGCGCTCGCCAAAGAGAACAGGGGCAAGGAAGGAAAGCCGGACATCTTCTCCATCATGCAGTCGGAACTTGATGGTAAACTCTGGGAAGCTCCGAAGGAAGAATAAGGAACTATAAATTTCAATAGAAATCTTCAAGAATTTATAATTATGGCAACAACAATCGTAACCCTCACCCAAGGCTCCTACTCCTACGAGAACGGAACCATCAAGTCCAACGGCTCCCTGAACATCAATCAGGACAAGCTCATCATGAACATCAACGGCCCGGTCACGGACAACAACGCACAGATCGGCTCGTTCTCCGCCAACCGGGACATGCCGGAGAGCCAGGGCAACCTCCAGTTCAACATCGCCTTCACCGACCCGACTAAGGGAATGATACTGCTCCAGGCAGTGCAGGATGTCGTCGCGGCGGTGCAGAACGAATTGACCCCCGCCGTTTAACAACCTTTCCGGGCCGGGCAACTTTAGTTTAACAAAATGAAGTTGGTTCGTGGTCAAATCCGGCCCGGATTATTTTAATTGAAAAAGTATGGGCGAACTTAATGTATACATAAAGCGAGAAATCAAGCGGGACGGCTACACAATCTCAAAATTGAGGATGGACGAGTCCGGCTACTTCTGCGACATCCTAGAGCCTACTGACCGGGGGCTTACGCAGGATATGACGCTGGAGGAAGTCAAGAAAATCAAGATTAAGGGCAAGACCGCCATCCCAACGGGGAGATACCAGGTCATCTGGGCCTATTCGCCTTCCCTTTGCAATCGGAGCTATGCCAAGGACTACGACGGGAAGTTCCCGTGCATCATCGGGATAACTGGTTTTTCTGGTGTTTTGATGCATCCCGGGAACACCAAGGCCGATACGGATGCGTGTCTGCTCCCCGGGGTTCACAACTCGCCCGGGAGGGTGACGGACTCAGTGAAGGCGTACAAGGATTTTATGGACTTCTACTTCGTGCCAGCGATGAAGAGAGGAGATAAGTGTTTCTTCAACATCGAATAGTATGACAAAGTTCCAGAGAATCTGCCTTGCCTTTATCTTGGCCGTTGGGGTTATCCTTGTCGCCGCCGTCACGTCGAAGATAAGCCACAAGAACGGCTACAAGCAGGGGTATTCCGATGCCCTCTCGTCCATAAAGCCGGACACCGAGTACGTTGACAAGCCTATCTACATCGACAAGCCCGTTCCTGTGGAAGTTACGCCCGCAGGCAAGGAGATGTACCCCGCCGGTACGGTTGCCCAGCTCAAAAAGGTCATCGACTCTCTCGCGGCGGTCAAGCCCGACACGACACTCATCGAGATACCCGTCCCGTTGGAGACCAAAACCTACCGCGATTCCACCTACGAGGCCCAGGTGTCAGGCTATCACGCATCGCTGGACTGGATTAAGGTGAACCAGAAGACGGCCTACATCACCGTCCCCGTTCCCGAATACAAATATCCGACCTTTGCTCTTTCTCCGACTGTCGGCGTTTTCATCTTCCCCAACGAATATGGGGTTGGTGCGGGGCTGGAACTCGACTACTGGCTGAACCGGTGGGAGATCGCTGGAGGCGGCGGGTATTATGTTTCCAACAACTCCAGGGGTATGTACGGCGAGATTAGCGTGAAATACAATCTGGTCAGGAAGTAATAAATGGCGACGAAGACGAAGGTAAAAGTAACGGTCAAGACCGGTCGAAAGGGGGATGCTGGCACGCTTGTTGCTAGGATCCCCGTTACCGTCGTCAAGAATGCGCAGCCGAAGGGGGAGATGTTGTTTCAGACGAGGGCGCAACTTGCAATACATCTGAAGCGTGGATCAAGACCATCGACATTCCAGCCTCGAAGAACTCGTTAGGAAGCTGAGATATATCACTATAGCGGTACAATTTATGCCGTTTCTATATGGAGGCTTATATCTGATTAATCTTGTTTTATATTTGGTGCTACCAGAGCAGATTATTATGATACTTGACGCGCTGTTCTATGTTTCGCCAATAGTGGTTGTCTGTATGCTCGTGTTCTCTCGGATACTAAGGCTATGCGCTTGGCATCGAGCGGCCTGCATTGTTCCGCTCGTGCCACAGATTATCTCTTTAGTTGACTATTATGTGGTGGAGTTCCCGCTGAGCGCGGCCAAAATGACCATCATAGTTTGCGTATCACTGGCGGCTCTTCTTTTGGTCGCCGCCTACAATGTCTTTATGAGATGACGCCGCAAGAAGAATTCTCCCTCGAAGTTCTCGATTTGCTCGCTTCGAAGATTACGAACAACAGTTGCACAAAGGAGCAGATGGACGCGATCTACAATGTCGTTTCCGAGAATCTGCCGATTTGGGCGACTGCAGACGAAATAGCCAGGCATTTCGGAAAGTCCCGGGACGCCGTCCACAGCGTGATAAAAAATCGAATGTTCACAAAGCCGAAGAGGAATGTGACCCTTTACAATTTCAAGGAATTCTGCAGGCGCCTCCCGTCATCTTGGCTCAAGAAGCGCTGATAATCAACACTATGCCATTATTTTGCCCACTCCTTCATCGGGGTGGGCTTTTTCGTGAACTTTGCTGTTGAAAAAGATGAGGCCCATCTAACTGATGTTTAACCTTTAATTCTAACCAAAATGGCAGAGTCCGATAAAACAATCATCCTCCCGGACAACCAGAACCACGGGTATCCTTACTATCCCATGGCTGGCGGCTTCGGTGGTGGATTCGGTTCTTTCAATTCCATCGCTGACCTCTTCGGCCTGGCGATTATCGCATCAATGTTTGGCTGGGGCAACAACGGCTTCGGTGGCGGTTTCGGCAACTGGGGCGGTGGTAATGCTGCCGGCTTCCTGTCCAACCAACTCAACAACGACTCTGGTCGCGAACTGATCATGAACGCAGTCACCTCCCAGGGCGAGGCTTCTCGCTCGGCCATCCAGAATCTGGCCACCATGCTCGGTCAGGACTTCAACCTGGTTAACTCCGGTGTTATGAATGTCCAGAACGCTCTTAGCAGCCTCGCGCTGCAGCAGGCCGTCTCCGTGCCGCAGATCATCAACCAGATCGCTTCCGGCGACGCCAGCATCATCAGTGCATTCCAGAACTGTTGCTGCGAGCAGAAGCTCCTCACCGTCGAGCAGGGTTACCAGGCCCAGATTCGCACCATCGAGCAGACCAACGCGCTGTCCGGCCAGGCTGACCGCAACACTGCGGCCATCACCGCTGCCATCGCGAACCAGACCACGATGATCAACGATAAGTTCTGCGACCTCGAGAAGCGCGAGATGCAGTCCAAGATCAACACACAGGCCGACATCATCGGCCAGCTGCGTGGCCAGATCGACAACGCCAACCAGACGGCGGCCATCACCGGCTATGTCAACAGCCTCGTGACTCCGCTCGCCCAGAAGGTTGACCAGATCGCCGCGAAGCAGCTCCCGACTGTCAACGTGCAGTGGCCTCAGCTCCAGGCAATCAACACCACCCCGTATGTCAGTGGCGGCATCTACGGCGCCTATGGCTACGGCTACGGCAACAACGGTCTTGTTTTCTAGGAGGGCGTGACCATGTGTGATTGTGTTTGCATTGCAATGACCAACACGCGTGGAGTGCCCTATCTCACCACGAACGGTGTGACCGTGGGTACTGACGCGGTGGATTTTTCTCTCGGCATCCGGGAGATTCCCCGCGTCGGGTACCTCACGATCCGCATCTCCGAGGCGATTCCGGAGGGAACGACCGGCACGCTGCCGGTACGGTTCACCCTTAACGGGCAGACCCGCGCGTTGACTTCGTTTGGCGGCGTCGCAGTGACCGCTGCCGACCTTACGGGCGCAGGCGTCATCACGGTCTTCTATGACTGGTTCAATGGCATCCTGCAGACCGTATCACCCATCGTTTAACAGTAAACAATAACAACAATGCTTTCAGGACTTAGACAAGGTACTCCCGTGTATGTTCTATACAAGAACGAACCGCGATTCGCGGTAGGAAAGGTCGCTCAAGTCAGCAATCAATACCCGCCGCAGTTCAATTTTCAGCAGCCCCTCAACCCGAGTACGATGGGAATGATGGTTGACCTCTCCATCGAGGTGGACGGCAAGACGGAAACATACCCAAGGATTCCGATCAATTCTTCTGTCGCCGAATTTCCCGATAAGGGCGTGATTCTCAGCGAAACGAGAGACGGAATCGTCAATGAAATAAATGTGATCCGAAACGCCAGCCAGACGGCCATTGAGCAGGTGGATTTGCACCGGCGCATAATCGCTTCCTGCGACCAGCTTCTCCTGGATCTGAATCCACAGCTCAAGCACGATCAGGAGCAGGCGAATAAGATTGCCAGGCTGGAGGAACAGCTGGCGGGCATGAGCGAGCAAATAGCGGCTATGACGGGACTGCTGTCTAAGTCCCTGGGCAAAAAAAAGGAGGAATAGAAAATGGGCTACGCAGTCTATAACCTCAGAGGAGGTAATTATGGCCGGAAATCCGGCGAAATGGAGTTCGAAGAGGCCGCGCAGATGGTCGAAGAGGGGCTCGAGTGTATGCGTGAACTCGCCGAGGAGATGAAGGAGCAGTATGGCGAACGCCGTGGCTCCTATGGCTCCAGGGGCGGG